GGGTGCTGGTGCGATAAGTCTAAAGAAAGCGGTGGGATTAGACCTTGCAGGTGGAGGTTTAACAGCAGTTCTTGGTGGTGATGATGCGGCAGCGTTGACGAGAACAAACTCTACCAATAAATTTTGCAGAATTGGTATGCCTCACTATACTAACGCAGAGGAGCCTATAGCTTTAATTTATGGACAAGTAGATAGTGGTGCGAGTTCGGTTAATATAGGTGGTGCAACTGGTTCTATGAACGCAGTAGAACATATTACTTTTAATACTGCGGCAGATACTACGACTACCAGTGGCACAGAACGCATGAGAATTGATTTGTCTGGCAACGTAGGTATAGGAGTGACACCAGATGAGTTGCTCCACATAAAATCTGCTACTTCTGCCAAACCAGTATTAAAGATTGAAAATACAAATACTGATGCTGTTGCCCCAATTATTGAATTTAAGAAAACTGCAACTGATAGTTCACACGATAATGATGATATTGGGATGATTGAGTTTAGAGCTCTTGATGCTGGAAACAATGAAACTCTTTACAATACTATAACTGGTGGTATGACATACGATAATGAAGGAGCAGAGTCTGGTCGTATAAAAATGATGGTTCGCCAAAGCAATTCTGAACGAAACTTCTTTGAAATGAAAGGATGGCATGGGGCTGGAAGTACAGCAGAAGGCTCTATAGAATTTAATGCAGATGAGCAAGATGTTGATTTCAAAGTAAGGTCGAATGATAATGAACATATGTTCGTTGTTAATGGTGGCGTTAATAAGATTGGCATAAATGGAGCCACTGGTACTATGACACCAGCTCATACTCTTGATGTGAAGCCTGGAACAAATGGTGGTATTGTAGAGCGTGGCGGTGCATTAAAAGAAAACCTACTCACCAACTCTGGCTTTGATGTTTGGAGTAATAGTACGCTGGAGAATGTTGGGAGTGATTTAACAACGAACGGTTCATTTGCTGCCGATTCCGATTGGACTAAAGAAAGTGGTTGGACAATTACTGGCGGCAATGCAGTTGTCACTTCTGGTGCAATTAACAATGTAATCAAACAGACCATCACTACGGTTGTTGGTAAACTTTACAGAATTGTCGCCACTTGCAATGGATATACAGATGGTTCAGTTGGTGCTTATACAAACGCTACCTCTGTCAGAGGAAATGTGGTGACAAGTACGGCGGCATCGACATTGGTTTTCGAGGCGACTTCCACATCAACAATAATCGGGGCTATCACTTTGACAGTGGGTTCTGACTTCACGCTTTCTGATATTACATTCTACGAAGTCACCCCAGGCTGTATAGCGGCTGCGGGTGCTTTAGCATTTGATGGATGGACTAAACAATCCGCAAATTTTGATATTTGGAGACAGCATGATGATGGAGGGACTCTCACTCATAATGGTTCATTTTATGCTCTAAAAACTACGACTGCCGCTACAAATAAACACATACACCCTACCGACCAAAGCAGTGCTCCGTGGCTCGCAAAAGTGCGAGGTAGGGCATTGACTTTTGGGTGTTGGGTGAAAACAGACGAAGCAAGTCATGTTCGTCTTAATATGTACGATGATGGAGATAATCATAGTGATTACCACACAGGCGGTAACGCATGGGAATGGCTTGAGTTGACTAAAACGATTGATGCGGATGCGGCGGTAGTTTCGCCTCTTATTCTATTTGCAGTAAGTGGAGCAACAGCCTACATATCCCAACCAATGCTCGTATTCGGCTCATCAATAGGTGAAGGCAACTACACCAGACCGCAGGGTGAGATTGTGTGGTGTGAGAAAAATATGCACTCTACAACATATTCAGATTCTGGTTCTGGTTCATCCCATAGTGATGAGGCTGTAGCAACTGTAAACCTTGAGGCTGAATTTTCTGGAAAATTTCCAAAAGGAGCGAAAGCGTACCTTTTACAATCGCAAACGAGAGATAGCGGGAGTGCTGGGACACAATGTTATTTATACCATCGTAGGAGTGGTACATCTGGGGCATCTTATTGGAATCAACCGTATGGTAGAGCCAATGATACATTCAATGATGCTATTGGTTGGATAGCGTGTAATTCTGACGGTGATATACAAATAGCCATAGAAGCATCTGGAAGTGAAACTTTTGATGTAACGGGATATATGGTCGAAGCGATACAGTTACCTTAAATTATATATAGGAGAAAAAATGGCAATTACAATACAAAGTTCAAGAGATAACGCAGACGATAAGACAGTATCATTTACTATCGCATACGGTGGTAAAGATTACAAATGGCATGGAGACATCCCAAAGGATGCTGATGCACAGGATTATCTTGATGCGAAGTCTGATACATTAAAAGCGGAGATACTCCGTAAGCAATACAGAGACGCAGTAGTACCACAACTTGATGGTAAATCTGTTTTAGAATCGTTTGAAGCATGGGTGTCTGCTGGTGCAAAGAACGCTGAAGTCAAACAGGAAATTCCTGCTATAAAAGCTAAAGCGGCAGTATACGAAGATGTGGAAGTGGAACCTGCGGTAGAAGCCAAAGATGCGGTGATGGGTGAAAGGCAAGTAGAATTAGAAGAAGAAGTTGATAAGTCTGAAGTGCAGGTTGTAAAAGAAGGTGGTAAATACGTTCAGAAAACTGTTGTTTCTAAAGAGGTCAAAAAAGAGAAAGTATATGAAGAAGTCCCTCTATATGGTGAGGATGGTGAAAAGGTAAAGAAACTTGTATCTGAAGCAGTGGAAGCGGCACCATCAGTTAAGTATGAAGAAGGTGACGATATTCCAGAAGGTAAGAAAGTTGGTATGGTAAAGATACCAGCAGTAAAAGCAAAAGCCGCTGTATACGAAGATGTAAAACATAAAATACCAGTAATGGAAGAATATGAAGTAGAGCCAGCAGTTGAAGCAAAGGCAGCAGTAACGGAAAGACGATTGGTATCAGAAGCTGTTAAAGCAGTAGCTAAAAAAGAATTGATTATAAAACCCGAAGCAGTAATTGAAAAGAAGGCTTGGGTTAATTCACACTAAACAATAACCGAAAGGGGTTATCATGCCGAAAAAACAAAAAGAAACGGCATCGAGTGACGAACAAACGGTTACCTACAAAGAGCAGGTATACAAAGTGAGTGAGTTATCGCCGGTGCAAATAGACGATTTTAATCATTTAGCTGATCTTCAGCGTAAGTTGGATCAGTCAACATTCAATGTCAGGCAAATGCAAGGCGGCCTGGAACACTTTGAATCAAAATTAGATGAATCTTTAATAAGTGAAGATGAGGATAAATGAGCGAAGAGATCATTCTGGCGATTCTGGCAATCGTTGGAGGCCTTATTACCTTTTTACAGAAAGTTCTGTATAATCAGGGAAAAGCAAATTATGATATTATTGTAAAACTTATTGATCGCTTCAATAAATCAGATGCGCGGTTAGAAAATATGGCTGATCAGTTGACTGAAGCAGCAGACCGCCGACACGAAAAGATTGTTGATGAGTTAAACGATATGACAGATGATCTGAATTTTATAAAAGGACGGATGAATGGCAAAATATCATAAAAGTATTGGTTCGTCATACCCGGCCCAGCTGCTATTTCACCCAAACCTCCTTGTGCATACGGTTTCTGGCTCAACCGATGCCCTCAATATGCAGCTGGGCCATTCTTTATAGGTGTTTAGGTGGGATATGGCGAATATCAGAAAAACACCACTCCAACAATACCGCGACACGGTTATAGTGGAACTTAAGTATATCAGAAAAACAGTGAATAAGAATGAGAAGTCTCTTGAGAAACTTAATGGCAGAGTCAGGGAAACAGAGCAAGCCGTTGAGAAGATTAAGGGGATTGGTTCTGTTCTTGGTGTTCTTTTTGGCGGTTTCATTGCTTGGTTATACCGCATGAAAGGCGGTTAATCATTGAGTAAAAATGAGAATCTTCAGCTTCCTGTTACAAGTAAGCAAATATTAAGTTTCTTTATATCAGCTATCCCTGTTATTGCAGTTGGCGGTTATTTGTATGCTGAATTTGAAAATAGATTAGAACTTATTGAAAGCAGTATGGCTGAAAATAAGACCAATATTGAAGAGCTTATTAGTAAACATGAGAAAGAATCTGAAAAAAGATTTGTAGCAATGGAAGAACAAGTTAAATGGTATCAGAAAGAAATGGGAGTTAATCTGAATCCTTTTAGCAGAAAAAAGAAAAAATAAGGAGTTGTTATGGAATGGTTAAGCTGGAGCAATGGAGCCTATTTAGCAATAATACTGCTTGGTGGTTATATGGCGGTAGTGTCGGCTAAATATCGCAATGTATTAAAAGAAATAAAAGAAGCGCTGGAAGAATACCGCAAGGCGGCGGAGGATGGAGAGATCACCGAGGAAGAACGTGATTTAGTTGTTCGCCAGTGCCTTGATGTGTTGTCTGCCGGTGTAAAGATATTCTGGAAATGGTAAAATATACATTAAATAATGCCATTTCTAACTGTAGATGACGAGGGCAATTATTTAAGTTGTCCAGAGTGCGGTTCTTCCAATTTAACACGCAAAGGTTATAAAGAAACCAAAGACGGCCTGCGCAAACAGCGCTGGCTGTGTTCTTATTGTAATTTTCGTACCATATATCCGGCCCGCAACAGCCGGGACACTATTACCGAGAATGTTCGGTTAAGCAAACAAAAACAGAGCTATCAAGACCGCAACCGGATCGAGCGCAAGTCCTTCAGGGAATACGCCCGGGTTGAAAATGCTGTTTCTGCATTAAATAAAAAACTTATTGAGATATTAAAAAAGCATAAGCTCTCTCCCCTTAAAAGATTAAAAAAAGAAAATGACAGTTGCGTTGGAGTGCTGCAGCTGTCCGATAACCACCTGAATGAGCGTGTTGACCTGCCGCACAACACCTTTAACTACGAAGTAGCCGGTAAGCGCCTGAAAATGCTTGCAGAACGCGCTAAAATGTTTTTTAAGATGTATGGCGTATCTAATGTGCTTGTCGCCTTCACAGGCGATTTACTGAACTCTGACAGAAGATTGGATGAATACCTTACCAATGCCGGTAACAGATCGGCGGCAGTGTTCTGTGCAGTAGACCTGTACCAGCAGTTGATCCGTGATATGAAACGCAGTTTTAATCTGTCTGTATTGAGCGTTAGTGGTAATGAATCAAGGATCAAAGAGGATTACGGCTGGGCTGATGTGGTGGCTACCGATAATTACGATCATACCATTGTCAATATGCTACGCTATGTATTTAAGGACAGCGACATAGACTTCATTGATGGAGATCCGATGGAAAAGGTTGTTGACCTGGGGGGACAAAAAGTTTTATTTATGCACGGACACGGCAGGATAAAAGCCAATCACGAAACATCCATTAATCAGATCAAGGGCGTATATACATCAAGAGGCATTAATTTAGATTATGTGGTATCAGGTCATATACATTCTGCAAGGATCGGCGATACCTTCTCCAGATCATCATCACTGGTTGGTGCTAATGATTACAGCGAGAAAGCATTGAATCTTGAAGGCCGGGCATCACAGAACTGTTATGTATTTCACGATAACGGCAACCGGGATGGTATCAGGATCGACCTAAATAGTGTGAGAAATATGAAGGGTGGGTATACTGTTGATGAAGAAACGCAGGCCTACCACGCCAAATCTTATGATAAACTGCACGAGCCGGTTACAATAATGAAGATTCAGGTGTAGAATGAATAACCTGAAAAAAATTATAATAGCATTTTTCTTAATCATCAGTTGCCGTGATGAATATATTACCTATGAGAACAGGATTATTAATTCAGAATCAAAAGTGCCGATGTATTTCTATGCCAATGCAATGCCGAATTATGACGTTGGTAACACTTGGTATCCTGAATTTGTTTATTATGTCTATCAAATAGAGGAAGGTGAGTATGATGTTTACTTTCATGCTTATCTGATAACTGACGACAGTATATCATGGTCAGGAACTACTGAAATAGAATTAGAATATGGTAAAAAGGTATTGGGTACATATTCTGCTGTTAACACTGTCTGGCTTCCTGCAGAATATTTAAACAGCACCACGCCAATGGCGTATGTGAGCGTGGATCATAAATGAAACAAAAAAGAACAATTACAAAGCATGACATTATTCGCGCCATCAATGGTACGAATCACATTATGAACAACTTTGTTAAAAGACTTGAGCTGCTGGAAAAGAATTTTGGTGAATATGTGGAGATGAAAGATGATGTTGGTAATCTGAAAAAATATAGAAGTAAAAAAAAAGAAAGGAGTCAATCATGGGTAAAGGATTTGATGCAATGGTTAAAAACATTATTAAAAGGGAAGGCGGATCAAAAATAACACGCGATCCTGACGATCCCGGGGGTACAACCAGATACGGAATCAGCCAGCGCGCCCACAAGGATGTGGACATTGAGAATCTCACCTATGATCAGGCCGTGAACATTTACAACGAACATTATTATAAGCCTTCCAAAGCAGCATCATTCCCTGATGGCCTGCAGGAGATATACCTTGATATGGTAGTGAATATGGGTTATAGCCGCGCTGTTATGATTGTGCAAAAGGCAGTAAATGCTAAAGGCGCTGATCTGGAAGTAGATGGTAAACTTGGGCCTAAAACACTTGGAGCAGTCAAAGATAAAAACCTTGAGCCGGAAAGACTTACAGCCTACCGAATTGTCCACTATGTAGAACTCTGCAAAAAACGTCCTTCATTGTGGAAATATTACTTTGGATGGTACCGCAGGTCTACCGAAGTATAGCATTTTCTCATTATATATTAGTAGAAATACTAATTTTGGCGTAATTTTTGGGCGAAATATAAAGGTTATGCTATGATAATAAAGACTTCACAAGTACGAAAATTGTTTAATGAGCGCAAAGTTCAGATAAATGATGATGCTGTTAAGATGGTCGGGGAAATGGTGGAGAGGGACATCAGAAAGATGGTCGCTCACTGCGTTGAAGGTAATGTTCCGCGCCTGACAGCTCCTCTCTTTTATATTGCGCTCGGCAATCTAATGAACAAGCACAAGGAGTAAACAATGGACAGAGAACAATTCCTGAAGGAACGCCTTACAGGACTTGGTGGGTCAGATATTCACCATTTGTTCAATGAGGAACCATACGGATGCTCTCGCAAACTGTGGTATGACAAAACGAGTCAAGAACCTGATTACCCGGTCATTGCTTCCAATATTATGACAAGGGGCAATAAGCTGGAACAGTTGATCAGGGATGAATATGTTCTGCATACCGACAGGAAAATCCGCAGGGTAAACCGTATGATAACCAATAAACAACATCAGTGGGCCATGTGTCATCTTGATGCTGAAATTGTAGCATTTGATGAACGCAAAACCGGGATACTGGAATGTAAATCAGTTGGCAGGCCGATGTATTACAAGATCAGGGATGAAGGTATTCCCACCAGCTGGATATGGCAGATGCAACATTATCTGCTGACAACCAACCGTCAATGGGGCAGTTATGCTGTGCTGTGGGCGGATAATTGGGAGTTCGTTCACTTTGATGTTGAAGTAGATGCAGAATTGCAGGAATCAATCATCAGTGCCGGTACTAATTTCTGGCGGATGGTTGAGAACGGTCCCGCGCCGGAAAGGCTGGATGCAAAGGACAAACGCTGTTCTAACTGCGAATACCGCCATACCTGTCAGGGTGAAAAACTTATGGTTCTTGCACAGGCTTACCCTTCTGATGAGGTACCATTCGACAATTCGCTTGACGAACTGATGAATGAGTATGCTACAATGAAGGTATTACAGGAGGAAGCAGCTGCCCTGGTCGAAAGTAAGAAACAAGAGATCAAGACAGCGCTGGGTGATCGGATATTAGTTGATTGCACAGGTTTCCGCCTGTATTACAAGCCGATTGAGTCAACGCGGTTCAAGAGTTCTGCTTTGAAAAAGGAGAATCCTGACCTGTATGAAAAATATGCTTACAAAAGCGTATCAAGGCCATTTCGTATTAGATCAATATAGGAGGATACAATGACGAAGGAAACAAGTGTGGTGATCCAAGACACTGATTTCACCGAGGGTCAGATTGCCACAATAAAAGAAACTGTTGCGAGTGGAGCGACAGATAATGAGCTGAAACTGTTTTTATACCAGTGCAGTCGCACCGGGCTTGATCCATTGAGCAAACAGATTCACTTCATTAAAAGAGGTGGAAAAGCAACGATCCAAACCGGCATTGACGGTTTTCGGGCCATTGCTGAAAGAACAGGCCAGTATGCTGGTAATGATGATTACCTGTTTAACAATGATATGACGATGTATGAAATGCTGAAGGCGGAGATGAGTAACCCTATCACAGCAACTGCCACGGTCTATAAGATTGTTGGTGGTGTAAGAGTATCCTTTTCCGCTACGGCGATATGGGATGCTTACTGTCCAAAGGGTAATGAATCGTTTATGTGGAAAAAGATGCCGTACCTGATGCTTGGCAAGTGTGCCGAAGCACTGGCATTGCGCAAGGCTTTCCCTAACGATTTAAGCGGTGTCTATACTGACGATGAGATGGCGCAGGCCCAAGCACCGGCAGAGATTGTTGTTAATGCGACCAATAAAAAGATGAAAGCACTAAAGGAAAAGGTTGAGGACGCTAAAAACGGCAAGAAAGTACCGATAGAACTGACGAAGAAACAGCGTGAGGAGATTGAAAAGCTGATGGAAGATGAAAAATGTGCCGGTGTCAGAGATGATGTTGAATTGTGGCTGTCGGAAAAGGTTGATAATCACACCTATGCAGCTGGTGAAAGAACAATCGGGAAACTCAAGAAGATTATTGCAGAATGAGATATTACGAAGTATCTGTAAGAACTTGGGTTTCTGCCGATTTCAAGAGTCTAACGCAGGATGGACAGCTGTTATGGCTGTTCTTCCTGTGTGGGCCTATTAAAACGCCGTTACCGGGATTCTACAGCGTTGGTGCTGGTGCTTGTTTAGATCACCTGCGCTGGGAACCGGAAAAGTTTTATCAGGCGTTCAAGGAATTACAGGATCGCGAGATGCTGGAGTTTGATGATGAAAATAATGTTATTTATTTACCGCGATGGGCCAAGTACAACAGGCCACCATCTAACCCCAATGTAATGAAAAGCTGGTTGTCCCTGCTTGAGAACATACCTGACTGTGATTTAAAGATACGCTACATAGACGGACTTGCTGATATGGTCAGGAATCTTGATGAATCAATACAGGCGATATATGATAACTGGACAGCCTTATATGGTATTTCTGCTGAAAACATTGAAGATATGGAGATTGAATACAATGTCTGACAATAAAAAGCCTTATTACAAGATGACAGATCAGGAAAAACAGGATTATTCCGAGTATATACAGGCCAAATACATTAAAGATTTTGCTGAATATTTAAAGATAATGAACAAAGGCCGGATCACACTGCACAAACGACAGATCATTGAGTGGGTAGAAGGTTTGCGTACTTTCGGCCCGGATGTTCTGGATGCTGGCTGGAAAGGCTGGATTCAGAAGCTCAAACCACACTATGTACCTGCCATTACTGATGCTATTGCACATTTTAAGGCAGTATCGGTTAATATAACGCAGAGCGCGCACCATAAGACCAAGAATGAAGAAATGAGTATTGATGAAGGCAGTGATTTCAGTAAGCTGATGAAGCTATGTATGTCGTATTCAAACATTGGGCCAATAGGATTTCACAAGAATTGCATCAGTTTTTACAAAGATGTACTGGCAAAGGAAACTGCCAGCGATAACAAAAGATCATTCAATGAGGCGATACGATCCCACAAGAAATTATTAAAAGAAGCAGAGGCTAATCCTGATTTTCAACAGATTTCCAAAGATCATAAGGAAAAAGTAGTTAAAAAAATCAAGGAAGTATTTGTCGATCCACCAAAAAAGAAGATAATGCGCGGTGATCAAAGCCCGATATAAAAGGAAAAGATACAATAATGGCTCACATAACCAAAGTACCCTCCAGAATAAACACAAGTCACGGAACTCTTGACTCGGAAATAATGGTGTCACAAACTGTTGGTACTATTATAAAAATTTTTACTAAAACAAGAGGTGCAAATAACGATAGACGCAAACTGATAAAGTATTACGATAAGTGCGTAGAAAAAAATCAACAGATGAATAAACGTGTAGGGAATAGGGGTGATTAATGCGAAAAGATGTAGCCATTGAATTAAAGAATAAGGCGCTGGACATAGCAAAGCGCTACTCAAATAAAGACCGTCAGAACAATTACAACGGCGAAACATTCACAGTTGCTGATATTATACCATTGTCAGCCCAAGGCGCTATGGTGGTATTCCAGAAGGACACCGGTAAGAAAGCATTGGCACATTTTATTCACGTTGATCACCCTAATAACCCCTTCTGGCAGTATTATTTTGTAGGAGCGCAACACTTCATTAACCTGCACCAGCTGGAAAAGGTGTATGCAGATATTGAACAGCACAATTTTAAATTAAATTTTAACTAATGATAATGCAGTGGGCCTTTTCGGTTTGAATACATGAATGGAAAATGGGTTGTGTAAGATAAAGAGAAGGCCCGCTGAATAAGGGGAAATAATATGGATATACAAATTGCAAAATGGATCAGTGATATGTTTATATTAGGCGTTGCCGTAATTATGTGGATCATAGCAATACATTTGTGTCTATTCTTGGTATTCAGTATCATTGAAAGATTTACCGGGCATTGGAGTTAGTATGGACAAGGTAGGGACAGTAGTAATAAAATATGCAGAATCAGAAATTCAATTATTGATAAACAGTCTGGAAATGACTATATCCACAAGAGTTCCCTGTGTTGATAGTGGGCAGTGGAAGAACCCTTATGAAAAACTGCAGAATGATTTAAAAAGGATTAAACAGGAATTGATTGATTATAAACACGAAAAGAACCTCGAACCGGAAACAAAAGAATCTTCTGGGACTAACAATCCTGAAGAATGTTACGATTGCGAGGATTAAAAATCTTTACAATGAAAGATAAAAATAAATTATACCTGCCTATCATTAAGGTTCACCTACCATTCCCAAAGTATAAAAACAGCACCAGCGTTACACCGGTTCCGCTGTTTAGTATTCCGTGCAGCATAACATTCCTGGCCGATGATAAATAAAGGATCAAGGATACACAAGGAATTGAGATTTCCATACCATATTGAAGTTCCATCGACTGAAGATGAAAGTGAATGGACAATATACAAGATCAAGGATCGTGAGGACGAAAAACAATTAAAAAAAATCTACCCTGAATTTTTTGAAAAGGGAAAATGGGTGAAACAGCAAAAATTAGCCATGAGGTTCATTCATTATTTTCATAAGGTGAGGACAATGACTACGGATGCTGACGCAACATTAAATAAATAAAGGAGAAAAACAATGGCAGATAAAACATATATCAATAAATGCTGGATTCGCGAAAAGAAGTTTGATAATGGCGGAAGCGTATTGAACTGCGGATTCTATGTTGATGAATTAAAAGAACACGCTGACGAGAACGGCTGGGTCAATATAGCTATTTCAGAACGGCGCACACCAAGCGACAAGGGTTATACCCACTATGCTTACAAAGACGAGTGGAAACCCAAAGACAGTGAACAGATTGATGCGGATGCTGATAATGGCGATGATGAAACAATGCCTTGGGATGACTAAATCGCTTACCATTGAAGGTATACCGAAAGCACAAAAAAGACACAGGTTTGGCAAGGGCTTCGTTTACGATCCTTCCAAGAAGGATAAGGCACAGCTCCTTCCGTTGCTCCGCAGTCGGTTTGGCTCATTACCGACTACAAAGCCAGTAGGCGTTGCCCTTGTTTTCTATATGCCGATCCCTAAAAGCTACACCAAGAAGAAAAAAGCACTGATGCAGGATGAAACATACCCGCATACAAATAAGCCTGATATAGACAATATGATGAAGTTTTATTTAGACTGTTTACCGTTTGATGATAAAGTTATATATAAAATAGAGGCCGAGAAGATTTATTCTCCCCGGCCTCGTGTCGAGATGCTTATACTTTACTAAATACTGTTTTTATTATATCAAACAGCATCAGGGCTATTACCCCCGATACTAACAGCGCAATTAGAAACTCCAGTATCCGAGATAGTTTTTCCATTTGGTATGTGTCCTTCTTTCATGTGTTGATTTATTTTCTGGTTCAAGTTGATCAATTTCTGAAATAGATCGTCTAATTTATAAAACACATTTCGAAGATCACCTTTCATTATTAACAGTTCGCTTTTAAGTAATTCAATCTGCTCCTTTTTTGACATCCATTTCCTCCTTTGCATACTCTTTAAGTTCTTCTTTGTCTTTAGTATCGAGGCCTTTATACTCTTTTAGAAAATCATTATTATCGTTCAGATTCTCTATCAGGTACTTCATTGGTGTCATAGGTCTTTTTGGTTCTTCTTTGCTCATTTATTCTCCTATTTGTTCTGGTTCTGTTAAGTGAATATGTACTCTTGCTTTATCGGCCTTGAATTTATAGTCATTGACCAACTCCAAGATTACACCTGTGTTAATTCTGATCGTTTCGCCTGTATCAAGTGTTCCGGCAATCATATTATTAGAATACCAAGAATTTATTGACCATAGTGATACGATCCGTTGTCCTTTAATTAAGCTCATTATATCTCCTTATTAAAAAAGCCGGGTGTGCCAATCAGAGAGACTAACAATCAATGCTGATCGGCACGATCCCGGCTTCCCGGTTATGTAACTATTTTTTTAGCGAGAGCAATTTCAAACTCTTTTACAGCTTTCCGTTTTTTGTGTGCTATTTCACCGACAGTTGCTACGCCATCATCCCATAGACACAGTGAAAAGCCTTCATCTGAACTGTTATAAACAGCAATGTGATCGGGATAATATGCCCGGAAGTAAGCATCAAATTGATCTTCATTTTTTGAATACCCATAGGCACTCGTATAAAAGATCACGTTGTTATGCTTCTGCACTACTGCAACCAGCTCCATAGTTACATCAAAGTACATCGTTTCCTGAAGGTTCAAAGCCAGTTCATAAACGGCTGTATCTTTGAACAGGTCAGAATAAATGCCTTCTATAGTATTAAGTAGGCTCATTTCATCAATCCTTTTTTTGTGAGAACAACTGCATCACCAACAATAGTATCTGGCAGTATGCCCTCATCAGGAAACCACACTTCTGTAGCCTCGTGATTGAATGGTTTACCTTTTAGTTTACCCTCCTCGTCCATTACGATTTGGGTCTTTCCACCATCTGCATAGACAACTTGGATCAGTCCGCCTACAAGGTCTTGTAATTCCTTGAGTCGTGGCTGTCTATCGTCTATGTAGGTTGTTTTTGGGTTTGCCATTGGCAACTCCTTCCTTTTTTTTACTGTTATGGGGTGACTCACAGATAACCTGCGAAAGCCATCCCCGGCTCATCATAAAACCAAGTCACATCAAGATTAGGGAATTTATCCCTGATATGATTACAAACTTCTTCAGCAGGCGACCAAGCCGTATCAAAGTTAAGCTGAACAAGTTCATCGTCATTTGGATTACCCTCACTGGCTTCTACATCCCATTTAGTTCCCCAGTTTGCACAATTCCAATCATACCAATCTTTATGACCGTACTTTTTTATGTTTTCTGCTTGTTTATTTTCCATATCCTTTTGTTTTTTGGAATCACCAAAATAACCTGATGGAATGTCCAGTTCTACCGGTCTTGGTATCAGGTTGGTGAATTGGAATTTTCCATCCTTGATGGCTTCCTTACGAAATGCTTTTATATCGTCAGGATCGCCAGATATGTCTACTCTGTTCTCACACCAGTTAGGCATTTTTTGCTCCTTCCTTTTGGTTAAGGCTTACCCAACAGTCAGCACTGATACAGAAAGAATGTCCTTTGGGACACTTCCCGGTTAGCTGTGATCGTTGGATAATCACTATTTGTTCAATAAAGCCGTCTATATCGGTAGATACACCGCCTTTAAACAGCCTGTTATCTATTGGTTTTCCACCCTGTGCCATTTACTCCTCCTTGTTTTTAAGCATACAGCAACGCTTGTATTTATTTCCTGATCCGCAGTAACAGGGTGAATTACGTTTTGGCTCTTTTGATCCTGTCATTGGCTTCAGGCATTTATCCATAATGGTAATGCCGTTCAGGTGATCTATTTCGTGCTGTATTGCTATTGTTTCAAGTTTTTCAACCCATGAACCCTTGCTGTTATCGCGTATCATTGTACCGTCTGCATGAATAAGTATAATCTTGCCATAGCGCGGTACTTTCTTCTCTTGTCCCGGATATGATAAGCAACCTTCATTTGTGGCTTTGATAGGATTCTCTTTTGTAGATATTTCCGGGTTAATAAGGATAATAGGATCACTCTTTATCTGTATAACAGCAACACGGTAAGGTAATCCGATCTGATTGGCAGACATACCGATTGCATTAGGTTTATTTCTTTCGATCTCTCTAATTAGCATTTTTGCGATCCGCTTACCTCTCCATCTGGTAACAGACTCACAGGACTGATGCAGTAGATCGTGATCATGTTTGATTAGTTTGTATTTCATATTAGTCGCCTCCCATTGGCATTATTCGCTTACCATTAAAATATTGGGTAAAAAAAATATAGTGAAAATAAAAAATGAAAGATCCCGGATCCTTTGACTCCTGGGCGCTGGCCAGTGGGCCCGCTGCCCGGATCGCAAAAAGCACGCGAAGCCGGGAAAGGGGGGAAAAGTGGACCACTTTTCGAAATATGAAGCCGTAAAAGGTGGCAAGGTGGCTGGAACTCTGGCCGGGTCGGTAGTGTGTCCGGGTGTTTTTCGGGGATGTGTCAGGGTGTGCAATAGTAAAGAAAAACGCGCCCCGGCTTTGGAGGGTGGCCGGGTGCGCGTTGTGTGGGTGCGTGGCGTGGTTTGGATATACTACTCTTTATCGCGTGCGGTTTCAATCACTTTATTAAGTCGGCGTTCTTTCTCGGCTTCCGGGAGTGTGTCGAAATCGTCCGGGAAGTCTAAAAGAGGCGCGCCGGTCGGGTCTTTGGGTGATGATGCCGACAACATCCGCTTCTTCCATGCGTTCTTTTCTTTCTGATCCTGACACAAGACCTCCCCGAAGCTGGCAACCATCGCGCCAAGGCGGAGCGGGTTGCTCTCGCTCTGGCCCTTGCGTTCTCTGATGATCTGTTTAAGCTCGTCCGCGCTTACTTCTTCAGCGTCTGCCGTTGGCCATGTGTGGGTGAGGTGGCACGATGTTGTCTGGCTGTACTTGTCAGTATTTACGAACCAACCGCCCGCGCGACCTATGCCCAGAACCCAAGCGACCAAGGGCCAGTGGTAGCCGTAAGAATAGACAGTATAGACTGTCCTTTCTCCGTTCCACTCTGCGAACAGGTGCGACCCTTTGAACTCCTCCCGGCAGTCTACCAACCGCCGGGCGTTTCTGTTCTGTGTGTATATGCTCACTCTTTGCCCTCCATGCGTTTTATCGCGTCCTGCAATAGATAACCGTTCATCCTGCATTTGTGTATGTTGTGATCTATAAAGAACACCGCAAACACTGCCAGAAGATAACAGGCCACCACCACAAACAAAGGAGCGCCCCAGAGCGCGCCAAAGTAGGGGACGAGGTGACAGAGTAAAAGAGCCATAATTACAGAAAATACTCGTTTTCTTTTGCTCATTTCTTCAGCTCCCGAAGCCGTTTTAGCTCCTTCTTTGATTCTCCGCGCCTCGCCTCTGCTCTGGCGATCTTCTGCGGTGTTGTTCGTTTGTCGTGTGCTTCCTTACGCTCCAAAGCCTCCGCCCGGCGTTCTTCTATGCGTCCTTTTCTCATTTGATACCCTTTCTTTTGTAGAGCCGGGACAACTTCGCCCGGTTCTTCGTTGTTAGTCTCCACTCCTTGAAGAATATCTTCATACCGTTAGACAGGTAAAACCCCTGTTTATTTCCTCTTACAATGGGTTTGTCTATCATGTCAATGAAGCTCTCCAAGAAGTCATTAATAAATAACATTAATACCTCCTTCGCTGTTGGTGTATTCCTTCGGGGATTGGGCCAGGTATAGCCGTATTTGATAGACTCTTTCCGTGGGTGTGTAGCTCTCGGCGTGGTTTCTGGCTCGAATCCATAAAAAGAATGTAAAACCGCCACCATTAACACACTATAAATATATGCACAGCCACAAGACCACAAAACACCACCAAAAACAGTACCAGGAACGCGCCGCGGGCCACTGGCCACGCGCACCAGATCAAGCGCGGGGGGGAGTGGGCGCGGTCGGCCGATCCAGCGCAACAGGTCCGCGCCCGATCCTCTGAAAGAAAGCTAATGTTTTTGCGTTAGTGTCCATATTTACGGAAGATTTAGGCCGGATTTACGGAAAAATGGCCGGTTTGAGGCACTGAAAAAGCGTTTTTTCTGCTCAACGAAACCGGCAGATCGGCTTCCGTTTTGCACCCCCCGGCCCGGACTGAAGTAAGCTCCCATAGATTTTACGAACTATTTTTGGGCAAAGAGGGAATACATTGGGAATAGGTTGGGAATACATTAGGTATACTTTGGGAATATACTGGGAATACTTTGGGAATACTTTTAAGGGTTATGGTAAGCCTTTGTTCTTCTATTAATAAACCCTTAACGGAAGCCTTTCATAAAGGGTTAAGGGAATGGTTAGTGAAAGGCTCCCTATATGTATATGTATATGTATATGCTATAAGTATGGTGTAAGTAAAGCGCGTGTACGCGCGAGAAACTTTGAAACATTTATAAAATTATTTTGTACATTAAAAAGTGGAAGTTCAATGCCGCAATAGAGTTTTTGATGTATTTGAATCTTCAGAAGCTGACGAACTCGGGATAAAATACAGCTCTGATTGGCGCAACGCATCCAAAGGCGATTGGGTATTGACCGCTGATGAAAAGGTTTTACAAGTATTAGGTAGGCGGAAATATGACACTGGAAGAAAAAAGGAAATCTATTTAATCAGAACCGGATATGGTGAAATCCCCACTTACAAAAAATCTCTCATTGCTTACGAACGGCCCGATTATGAGTGGGACATCAGATACAAAAAGGGTCTGGTCAGGAATGTCAAGCCCACTGCTTTACAGGGTGCTTTCATTCAACAGCTTATGGACAACTGTGAACCTGACGAGCGAGGCGTGTGGAAGATTCCAGACGTTATTGATGCCTATATGTCTGTATATTGCGACAACAATCCGTCAAGCTCACTTCGCCGGGCTTTGGCAATACTGCGAAAGGATAGTGTAAAAGAAGTTATGGCAGCGAAAATGAAAGAACGCTTGGAATCTGTTGGTATTGATGACGAGTATGTAGCAAAAAAGTACAAAAATTTTATTGAGGACAGTGATGCACCAGCCAGTACACGCCTACAGGCGTTGAATAGGGTGAGTGACATCATGGGTCATGTTGAAAAGAAGGAAAATACAACTGAACAGACTGTCTTTATGCTGTCTGATGGAGATAAGAAACTGCTGGCACAGCACAAACGGCAACTTCCGGATAAAGAATTAGTGGATATTATTACAAATGGCTCAAGTGGAACAAAGACAAAGAACATCAATTCAGCTTAAAGAGGACATTGAGAATATTAGTGTTGGATTTATCTGTATTGAAGGTAAAACATACGATATTTCACCTGCAATTACAGCCTGTATCATTGATATGCTGAATGAAATTGATGAACTTGAAAAATTATTGTATAATTTAAAGTATTCTGATAATGCTGCACGATCCTGATCGCAAAAAAATACTGCAGAGAATGTATCTCGATCCCTTTTTCTTCTCTGAAGTGCTTTTTGGTGATAAAAATAATGTCATGCACTACCACATGAGGTGCAAATCACCACAATTTCATAGAGAAATATTCGATGAACTCCTGCACTTGAAGCAGGGCGACAAAATGGCGGTGGTCGCGCCCCGTGGACACGCTAAAACTACCCTTGTTTCGTTTATTTACCCACTTCACCAGATGCTTTTCGGTGAAGAACGCTTTATTCTTTTAGTATCCGAGTCGGAAACGCAGTCTAAATACCTTCTGGAAGCTATTGGCAACGAAATTGAATATAATAAAAAATTGCATGAATATTTTGGCAATAGAATGGGCGAAACTTGGGGAAAAGAAGAAAAAGAGGTCATAACTGGCTTCGATGAGCATGGAAAACCTACCGGAATGTGTAAAATACTGATTCGCGGGACAGGCCAGAAAGTTAGAGGTTTGAAATATGGGCCGTATAGGCCTACATTAACCATAGTTGACGATGGCGAAGGTGAATCAAATACGATGACGGAACTGTCAAGGGATAAATTTACGCGCTGGTTTAATGCAGCGGTTATTCCCGGTTCTACAGACGCTAAATTGTGTTTTATTGGAACTATTGTTGACGATAATTCGTATTTAAACCGAATTGCGGGGCGTAGATCATATAGCAAGGCCGGAGAGCGAATCATAAAAGGTTGGAAAACAAGATTCTATCAGGCAATCCCACAAAATGTGGGCGCAGGAATATTCACCGCCTCTGGTAAAGAGTATCGAAAGAATAAACAAGTTCAAGTATTATGGAAGGAACACAGACCGTATAAGTGGCTAAAAGCCGAAAAAGACAGGTTAGCCTCCGAAGGCCATGTATCTTATTTTTATCAGGAATATCAGAATATTCCTATGGACGATTCGTTTCGTGTATTTAAAGAAAAGGATATTCAGTACTGGGAAGGCTATTATACCTTCGATAACGGTCAGTCTTATGTTACGAAAATATCTGATAAAGGCGAGGAAAGAGTTCCTGTTAACACTTTTATGGGCGTTGACCCAGCTTCCTCGGAAAATAAAAAAGCTGACTACACTGTGATTATGACGATTGCAGTCGATCCGGAATTTAATATCTATGTGATTGACTACTTTCGCGGACAGGTATCACCTATGGACGGCGCAGATCGTATCTTCGCCATGTCTGATATTTATAATCCACGGGCTATCAAGATCGAAGAAACAGGCCATGTGATGCTGGCGGACTATATCCAGCGGCGCAGTAAGGAATCAGGACGGTTTTTGAATGTCAATCCAAAACAGGCAATCAAGAATAAGTTCTATCGCATCAAACAGATGCAGCCGTACTTTGCCTCGAAAGCTGTCTTTGTTAAAGAAACGCACTATGAACTGATTGATGAACTGCTGCAGTTCAAGGAAGTTGGCTCGTTTAAAAAAGATACACTGGACGCACTGCGCTGGGCATTGGATGATGTGTGGAAACCGCATTTGCAGTTAAAGAATAATGTATGGGTCGAACCGGATACAAGCAAAATAAAGGCTGATTGGGAAACCGGTCAGGTAATATATAACTGATGGCAATAAGCATAAAAAAACTTGATCTTCCAAAAATTGATCACACCGAAGTGTGGCATGATTATAAACTGTTTCAATCTTCCGGTGAGGAATGGCGCTATCAGATGGCTGAAGATGAGGATTTTTATCTTGGTAACCAGCTGACAGAATCACAAAAAGAGTATCTTGAATCCGTAGGACAGCCCCCGGAAGCGAATAACAAGATCAGACCGGCTGTGGAAACAGTGCTTGCCAATATTGCCGCCGCATCGCCGGAATGGGATGTGCGTCCTATCGGTAAGACGGATAACGATATGGCCTTTGTCTGCAATCAGATGCTCGATTGGATATGGCGGGAATCGCAGGGAGATGTGCAGTTCCGTAAAGCCTGTAAAGATTTTATTGTTAAAGGTCTTGCTTATTTTTATGTGTTTCCCGATTGGAATGTCGATGGCGGTCTGGGCGGAGTCAGGGTGCGCAGGCTATCACCGGAATCCGTCTTTGTCGATCCCAATGCAATGCTGTCTGATTTTTCAGACGCATCTTCAATGATATTTTCCGATCTGCATACCAAGAAAGCACTGAAGGCCGTCTTTCCGCAGTATGAAAAAGAAATTGAAGAAGCAAGAGAGGATTACGAAGTCAATGAGCAGGGTTCCGGTAAATATTCAAGAGATCAGGTGTGGACAAGGGATGATGTGGGTAAAGATCATCAGGCAATGGTGCGCAAGTATGTACGCTTCAGCAAGGTCAATGTGCCGATGGTATTGATTACCGATGTGAATACCGGCAAATCACAGAAACTGACCCGCGAAGGCTATAAGGAAATGGCCAAGGACGAACGCTATGGTACGCTGGTAAAAGAAAATGTTATTATGGAAGAACTGGTTTATGAAAAACATATTCGGGAAGTGGCCCTGTTTGGCGATCAGCTGATGTACGATGAAGTCCTTCCAATTACAGAATATCCGATCATACCGGCCTGCAATGAACATACCTCTACACCGTATCCGTCTGGCGATGTACGTCATTCAAAATCACCACAACGGATGCTCAACAGGACGGAAGCGCTGTTAATATCACATACCAGCGCAACAACAAATTTTAAATTGCTTTACGAGGACGGTGCGATTGATCCGGGTGAAGTTAACAAGTGGCACATTCCAAATGCGTTAATTCGGGTTAATCCGGGTGCTTTGAGAGAGCAGAAGATTAAAGAGTTCGCGCCGCCCTCCGTAAGCAGTCAGCTATATACAGAAAAACAACGCTACGAACTGGACATTGAGCAGGTCTTTGGAGCATATAAATACCTGCAGGGATCAGCATCGGATGCACCGGGATCGGTGGGTGAGGCGCAGATCGTTGATGAGGCAGTGGCAAGAAAACAGAACTGGAAAATCCTGCCAATATATGATATGATCACCCGGGCGGCATGGGTGGCACAGGAATGGATGCCTTCTGTCTATAATACACAAAGAGTTCTACGGGTGGTAAATCCTGATGGTGAAGCAAAAGAATTAATGCTGAATGAACCGGTGATTGACGATAAGACCGGTGCAGTAATGCGGATGTATGATATGCAGTCTGCAAAAGTTGATGTAAAAGTTGTGATCGGCAGCACAAGGGCGAAATCACCAGCCGCCGATCTACAGCGGGACTTGACGCTGTTAAATGCCGGTATATATGATCGCACACAGGTGATTATGAATATGCAGGGCGATATGGATAAAGCGTCCCTGATTGCCAGACATAGTGAAATTCAGCAACTACGCGGTGCTGTTGAACAGATGGAAGGACAGCTGAAACAGCTGGAGGGTGATATGCAAACCCGCGAAAGAGAAATTTTCCACGCCAATATGAGGGCGGAAATTGCCGAAGCTACCAAGCCAGTGCAACAGGCTTTGAGCAATGTTAAGGCGAACGCAAAACTTGAAGAAGCGAGACAGCGAGATGCCTCGAAAAAGGTAAAAGAGGGTGCATCTTCTGGTCTAAATATGATTAACTCTGAAACAGCGGCTCCAGCTATTGGATAACCGCACAAAAAAAGGAGCATCTAATGGCTAATTCAGAAGCACAGGTAGCAGAACCGACAGCTGGAGATAACCCAACTGGCGACTTTATGATGGACACATTGAATGAGTTCAACAAAGGAACCGATGGCTCTCCTGATGAAAATCAGGCTGATGGTAATGTTACTGCTGAAGAAAGTGCTGACCAACAGCAACAGATGACTGCGCAGGAGCAGGAGAACTGGCTAATTGACAACAAATTTCGGGATGACCCGGAAGGTCGTGGTAAATTGGCTGACTCCTACAAGAAACTGCAAAGTGAGAAGGATCGTATCACAAACGAATTAGGGGATAAGGACGGCAGATACAAGCAATTGGATCAGCTGGACACATTCCTGCATGAAAATCCGGAAATTGTGACGAAACTTCGCGATGAGATAAGTAATGTAAGTCAAGGAACCAAGCCACCGGAGAAACCTGAAGATTTTGATCCTTACGAGGAGAATGTCGAAGGTTCTTCTTCACAGAAGTACCGTCAGGCTTATGACCAGTACCTTGTTCGCTTGGGCGCGGAAGAAGCCAAGAAAGAACTTGCCGGCTTTCGGCAGGAACTCTCGGCTAAAGAAGCAGTCCAGGCTGAAGAAGATGTACTGCGTAATCTTGGGCTTTCAAATACTGATATTAAGGAATACAGGGATTTTATTAACGATCCCAATATTGTTACTCCTGAAAATCTTGTCAATATCTGGCGCTTTATGAGTGAGCAGAGAAGAGAGAAAACTGTACCGGATGAACTGTCCAATTCACAATCCACTGGCTCTGGAGGTCGAACGAGCCTTGCGAGTGTTAGCGGAGTTACACCTTCTCCGTTGAAATCGTCAACAAAGGAAGCAAATGAATTTATGGACGGCATAATGCAGTTTTCTAATAATTACACCCCTGACAAAAGGAAATAATAATGGCTACTACTTATGGTACTGGTACAGCGTTGCAATTCAGCGATGACTCGCAGCGACAGGTACTGGAACTTGGAAGTAAAATTCACTATTACAATCCCGATGTAACACCGATTCTTTCAATCTTCGGAATGAAAAGCATGGTAACTCCCGTCCCTATTTTTGAGTGGATGGAAGATGAGTACATGATTAAGCGCGGTATCAAACAAGATGTGTATGATACTGGCGCTGATTCCGCGACTACTGCTATATCTGATACAGCATATGAAACAACTCAAGGCGCTAACAACGGCGCATCTATCATTAATTTTGATAGACAGGCGCAGATGGAAGGCCTTGAAGCTGGCGCTGTGTATTCGGTTTCTTTTACAGAAACTTCAGGTACTACGGCAACACTGCCTTCAAATAACACTCATGTTTTGTGTGTAGCTGTTGGTCAAAATGTTGACTGTTCTACCACGAATCACAAAGCTGCTCAATTCGTTGGCTGTCATACAGGTACTGTTGGCAGTGATTCTGTTTGGTATATTGAAGCTAATGCTGATGGTGTTGACCTGTTTACAGGCGACTCCGATGCTTGGATCAATCTAACGTATGTTAACAATGCTGGCAGATTTTATGATGCCGGTACTGCGACTGCTTATTATGGTCATAACATATCACCGACAGGCGCTAATAGCGGTTTTGGACTTCATAACCTTGCGGATGCAGATTACTTCATCCAAGAGAATGGAGTATCTGGAATTGCTGAAGGTGCTGCGGTTGGTGTAGAAACGCGGAAAAAAGTTCGCAGACTAAAGAACTGTACACAGATATTCCGTGAACCCTACACTATTACCGGCACTGCTGATGCTTCAAAGCATTATGGCGGATCGGAACTGTCACGGCTACAGGCTCGGAAACTGGCGAAGATCAAGGTTGATTGCGAATATGCTCTTGTCTCTAATGGCGACTATTCGCTCGATGCTACCAGTGAAAATCCAAAACGAACCTTCGCAGGTTTCGGTATTGGAGGCTCTGCTGGCGCAGGATTTATCAAGACCAATGATGGTCGCGGTAACTCAAGTCTGCAGCTTAACTATTCGTCCGGAACGATGGATAGCTTGGATAGTGTATGCGAATACATCTTCCACGACATGGTTGATGGTTCAATGCGCAAATCAGTGTTTGCATCAAATAAGTGGCTGAAGAAACTCGCCTCATTGGTTCGTATGGGTTCCAGTGCTGGCACTGGAGCGTTATCGTTCTATGATCTTGGCGATTCTTCACAGGCTGCGGGTATTCGTGTGCGCCGATTCGTTGGCGCAGTTGGTGAATTAGACTTTGTTCCTCACCCCCTCTTGAATGGTGCTTTGGAAGATTATGCTCTTGTGATTGACCCGGCGAACTTTAATGTTCGTCCGTTGGCAAGTCGTGATATGCAACTTCGCAGAGACATCGTTAAAGACGGACGTGATGGAAGAACTGATGAATGGATGATGGAGTTCGGCCCGGAAGTACGGAACGAACAGACTCACGCTATTATGAAG